AAAAGTTGTGCAAAATGTTTTGCAGATTGCATAATTAAAAAAATTCCTGAGCAAGAATTAAAACTGCTCTCCATAACTGGAGCGTTAGCATAGTTGGTTAATGCGCTACCCTGTCACGGTAGAGATCACGGGTTCAAGTCCCGTACGCTTCGCAAAAGTGGCCGGCAGGACAAATAGTACAAATCGGACATACAAAAATGTCAATCTTAAATTAAATTACGAAGAACTAAAAAAACCCCCAGAAAAATGTCAAACTTAAAAATCTTTACGATACTTGACATTTATCCCCCAAACCCCTATAATTAGTATATGACCCAAACAATGAGAACGATTGACGAATTAGTCAATGAGATGTATATGGACAATGAGCCACATCTCGAATACATGGAAAATATGAACGGTGGGGATTGTGATTGTGCAATTCACACTACCTTGAATACAATAGTCAAATACTGGTGGGATGAGGAGAACTGATGTTAGGTTATGAGAGAGATGATTTAGATAACATGGTTCTTGCTATTGATTCTGCTTTAACTACCGTGAATCCTGACGATGACCCCTGGTTACACAGAAACCTAACACAAGCCTCAGACTTCTTGTCAGGGCTATGGGCAGAAGGGTACTTTGACTAATGTGGACTAAGTATGATTATCTATGTACAGACTGTGATGCTCTTATAGAGATTACTGCTTGTGCTGATAAGGTTCTTGATCCCGCCTGCATTTGCGGGGGATTAGGAATAGTTATCCTATTATCACAGGGAGATGGAGCAGGACCTCTCCTGGAGCCTGTGACGAAGGTCACACCACGAGAAGTTGTAAAAATCAACACGAACCCTTATAATTAATATATGGACCTAAACACATTAAGAGAGTATATTAAAATTCACATACTGTCCCTTGAACAGGACTTGGCCAATGAGGACGGGGCTGATAGTATCTGCTCCTACCTAGAAGGCGCTATCGATGTATCAAACCACTATTTGTCAGTGCTAGAGGGTAGAATATAACTATGGAAACAACACAACTAGAACCAAGACTACAACGCATGGTAGACGCAGGTCTATCAGGTACAGACATCTTGCATGGGGAACTTAAGAACCTTATGCTTATTGCTGAGCAGGAACTCACAGAGATTGCAACTGAGGAAGAAGAAGGTGGCTACTCAGACGCTATGCTATCTATGCAACGCACAGAGGCAGAGGGCAGACTAGACGCACTTGTAGATGTCTATGCTCTTACATACCAACTAGCATTTGCTATTAGTGAAAGGACTAAGAATGCCTAAGTGTTTAGACTGTGGTAACACAACAAGGTTTTGGTATCAGGAACTTGGTAACAAACTTGGTATCTATAACGAGGACGGCTCTCTTGAAGATGTAGAGGATGATTACTACGATGAGGTAGAGGGTGGCACATGTGCTGAGTGTGACTCTACTAATATCGAAGGGAAGTTGTAATGTCAACTAATTTTATCGAACTTACCTTTGATGATTGGTGTGAGCAATACAAGCCAATCAAGAATCATATAGATACAAATGCTTCCTTTGACGGAGAGATGTTTGAGACCTATGGTGATGAGGTTGAGTTTGTTAAGTCTCAGTCCCCTGAAAATATCTGGATGTATGGAGACGGTGACGACGGTGCCTCTTACCTGTGGAATGGCTGGGGATTTGTTAATCGAATAGGATACTTTATCACTGAGGTACCCTGCCCACCTGATACGACCATTCAGGTCTTGGTCAGTCATAACTGGTACTACTGTGAAAACTGCGGTACTGAGATGGAGGACCCTGATAATCTTATTAGAGATGCCTTTGATGAGGCAGACTTGCAAAAGTGCCCCCAATGTGCTACACTTGATGAAATAACCCAAATGAAGGAGACCCAATGAGAACAGAAATAGACAACTTAATCCCAGCAGGATACTTTTCAGTAGACTCAGGACAAGCAATGGTAGGCGACCCGTGCTACCTTGACCAATGGAAAACAGATGAAGGCTTAGAGTGGGACTTACAGGGCAAGATAGGTCAATACTCCTATCAAGGCGCTAGTGCTACTACAATTGAAAACTCATACGGAGAACTAGGAATAGGTTCTGCCGTAGTATTTAACACAGGCTATGGTGACGGATACTATCCTGTCTTTGTTCAGATGAACGAGGACGGACGAGTTAGCAAGGTAGTTATTGATTTCGAAGGTGAGATTAAATAATGTCAGAATTTAAAGTAGAAGTTATCTTTGAGCCAACAGGCGATTACATGACATTTAGATATGAAGCAGAGGCAGAAGATGAAGAAGCACTGCTCAATGAAGTACTAAGCCAACTATCAATCGTATCTTTTAAGGAGCAAGACTAGTGGAAATCATTTTAGGAGCACTATTTATAATGTGGTTTTTGGGAGCACTAACAGGCTCTTGGACCAACGAACCGAAACTATAAGGAGAAAACCATGGGAGCAAGGATCAACTTTGTATTTAAAGACGTTGAGGATGAAGCACACGTAGTCCTATATAGCCACTGGGGTGAGACCGAATGGCAGCGGGACCTAGCAATGGCGCTGCAGCATTCAAAGCCTAGGTGGAAAGACTATGCCTACTTTACCCGCATGATGATTAGTTATCTTATTCAAGACTCCGTGCTGGAGGAGACAGGGTTTGGTATTTATGCTATTACTGGTACCAACTTTGAATTAGGCGAGACCACTGTCGTTATCGATATCGCTAAAGAGACTGTCTATGAGGCAGGCAAGGACCTACAGGTCGACTGGCAGTTATTTATTAATGCATATCTACCAAGTTTAGTTGAGACAATCTAGGTATTGGGTCACCTAGATTATCGGGTGGAAGGGGCAGGCGTGGGGCTTGCTCTTTCCCCCACTTTTTGATACAATAGATACAAGGGAGAACTATGCGTATAAGCAGACGAGTCACAGAGGAAGAAAAGGTTGCCAACAAAATTGGTAACATAGTTGCTGACCTCAGAGTTGATTTGGAATTGGTCGGGGAATACCTAGCAAAATCTCAGCCCTATGTAGTGTATAATAGATTACAGACAATAGCAGAGTCAGCCAAAGAAACTAGGGAAGGTACAAATTATGCTCACAACAACTTTTGATAACAAGGCTTTAATCTTGGGTCAGGTATGGATGCAACATAAGACCGATGACGAAATGGCAGATTTCTTTGAGTACAATGACCTTGGTATTCCACTTGCTTTTGCTTATGCCGAGGGTATCATCAATTATACAGAGACACTTGCTAGATACGTAACAGAAACATTTGATTTATTGCTAGAGGCATTAGACATTGAGGATGCAGGGTTTGACGACTTGCAAGATTTGTGGGATGCATTAGAAGCAATCAATGAACATAATGACACCAACCCTACAAACCCTCTCTGAGGGCGGGGCCGGAAACTCTTTTGTAACAAACCATCAAACCTTATTTCCAAAAGACATTACGATCCAAACCATAATTTCCCCAAACCAGGACATTACGAACCCTAAAAACTTTCCCCCAGCAGAACTTATACCATAGTTTGTAAGGTTTGTCAAACCTTTTATATGGTGTTATAATGAATATATGAGTCCAAGAAGCCACTTTGCAGATTATGCTAAAAGAGATCCTAAAGGATACCAAACCTTTACAGATAATATGTGGAACTCCTTTGTTACTATTACCCATAAGATTGGTTTGTCTCCTTTCTTTTCATTCACCCCCGATTTTTTAGACGGGTTAGATGCTAAAGCAATCGGAAAGCAACTGGGCAATGTTTATAATCAAACGATGACTGATAATCCTGTTACTGGTACCTTCGCCGTCGGCGAAATCCCAGGGGATAAAGACCAAACCCCATAACAAATAACCCCTATAGAATAACAAACCTTTTCTCCTGGTTTTCTATAAATTTCATATTGGTTTTATAAAATAACATTACGATTATGGCAAATTTCTCCCTGGTTTTGGGAGATTTTTTTTGCATAAAATGGGCTTGACAAACCATCGTTTACGATGTATAATGCCCAAACCATGCATATTAAGGTTTGACAGATATGAAGGTTTGTGATACAATCCCGCTTCGAAGGTTTGGGGATAGGAAGGTTTGAGGTTTGGGATTACGAACGCCCCTTATAAAAGCGCTCCCTACTCCACTATCCTCCACTTCACTCCACTTCTAGACTATCTAATTAAATTATCAGTAACATTTATCTGTGGATAACATGTGGATAACTATGACATTTTTAGTCTATTGTCCTGTGGATAACCATCATTGACAAACCACATTTGAGGGTATATACTTAAGATATAACTACAACAAAGGGATCAAAATGAAGTTAGACTATACAGAAAATGTAGTATACATTAAAGCAAACCTTGAAGAAGAAATGTCAAAATTAGATGAAACACAATTAGATGCCTATCGTAGAGATACTATTCACAGCATAATGAGAGATGCTCATGAAAGAATTATTGATGTTGAGACAGCAAGATACTTAATGGCTGCTGTGTATCCAGGGTTCTTTGAAAAACCACAAAAGTTTAGAAATGATTATTTGGGACTTGACCTACTAACCAGAGTCTATACATGGTGGAAACAATGATACTAGTCTGTGGATAACTGCTATAATTAAACCATGAAACCTTTTCTCATTATAATGCTTGGCCTGTTCATATTTCTTAACTGGATGGCCTACCTACAAACGCAAAGGATGGGTGGATAATGCTAAACATCCTATGCTTTGACTGTGGCGGTATGTATCAACTACCTTATGGGGTATCAAACCCTACATCCAAGTGTCCAAAATGCGACGGCAAATAAAGATTACGATAGGTCCTTTATAGCCCTATTGACCATACGGATCAAACCTTTTCTGGTTATCTTCGACGCATCAAATGTCTCCGTATAGCCCCCTTGTGGCATATCTGCCTTATCCAGGAAATAACCATGCTTAGAAGTAAGGGTTTGTACTACTAGGGATTCTACTGCTCTCGCTTTATCCCGTTCGGAAAATGCCCAATACTTAATCAGTATCCAACCCTTGGTCCTATGGGCTGCAAACCTTCTACCAGACACATCTGATATCCCTATTTTGACAGCCTTATACACAGGGCTGTATAGTATATATAATAGGGTCATAGGTCTATTATACTTGACATCCCCCGTTTTTTTTGAGACAATAGGGATATGAATAAAAAAGCACAATCTCCTACAAAAGTGGAGATCAATAAAAAAACAGGTAAGTGGCGCTTCTTAGACATAGAGTTGGGTGTGTACTCTTCACAGGAGTGGGATACTAGGAATGAGGCATTCAAGATGTCTGATAAATATCGTAGAAAGCATGAGATCAAATGAAACCTTTAACAGATAGACAAGTGGCCAGCCGATTCTGGAAAATGATCATAATTAACTGCACCCATGAATTTGAATGGTCATTGCAGTGTGGGGAGATAGCCTGTGGCAAGTGCTATGTAACCTATGATGAATATAAAAGAAAGTATGAGAATGTCTAGCCTAGATGAATTCATGAAGGACCCTTGGAAAAGGTTTAACGAAATGCGTAATACACCACACGAATGTGATTACGATTACAGGATAGACTCCTCTGGCACTATGTTCTTTGAGATATGTAAACTATGCCTTGACACTAAAGGTGTAATTGAGATGGATGACCATGACTAAATGTTATGCTAAAAAAAATAATGGCAAGACCTGCTTTGCAAAGGTAACCGACCATACACATTTCTGCCATATCCACGATCCTAACGGAAAGTTCAGACAACAACTAAAGCGTAAAGGAATGGGAAAAGACTATGTTGCTAGGTGTGAACATACTTGGTATATGAGAGAGCATGGGATTACCTGTACAAGATGCCTAATGATTTGGGAGAGTGATGAGGATAATAGTCTGTCCGATTTGTAAGAAGGAGTGGGATCTTAGATGGGGTGTCTTTGGACATGACTCCCTTGCTAGGCATATGAAGGCTGCTCACCAATAGTGCCCGTTTAGGGCATAAGAAGGTTTATAACTTCTATTTTGCGCCGAACTTTAAAAACTATTTTTTCGCCGAACCTGCAGGTGGCGTTGTTCTTGTAAACATTTGTAGCGAAACACGCAGACTTCCTTCGCTCACTGGAGTTGTATAGTGTTTTTCATTGTCATCGTTATACACCAAAAGGCCTTGAGACGGAACTAACACCTTCCACTTGTTATCATTTTTGTCTAGATAGTTAAAAGTTCCACCATCTTCAAGTGACCATTTAGGGTTGATGTAAGATGTAAAAACCTTTCTATCTGTTTCAGCAAAGCCATCGCTATGAAGAGGAATATATGCACCTGGTGTCCACAAAAAAACCATTATCTGTAGAGCGTCATTCATGCTTACAATGTCTAACCGTACAAACTCTTCTTTTAGTTTTTTAACAATCTCATCAGGTGGAAAATAAATTATAACTGGTCTGCTATCTTTGACAATCTTAGGATCCCAAGAGGCGTTGGTCTTTGTTACAATTGGCTTTGGAAAACCAAGTGGGTGTGCACCCTGTATTCCATAATAGTAAGAAGTAGCCCAATTAAATATATCTGAGCACAACTCTTTACTTAGCCCACTCTCAAATATTTTCATATAGCGAGTATAGCACAGGGTATGCTATTATAGACTTATGGAACCATACAAGCCAAACACTAAGATTAAGAATCCAACCTACGAGTACTCCATCGTAACAGTTCCTAGGACAGGTTCTCACTATCTTCAAGATAGAATTGAGCAACACACAGGGGTATATGTTAGGAAATATCATGACCTACAAGATAACAAAATGATAACGATAGTAAGAGATCCAATAGACTTCCTGTCTTCTTATGTGGCTATGGAGTCTCTATACTATGAAGGAAGACTTGATAAGTTTTTGGCCGACCCTGATCAGTACTGCTTTGGTGACTGGTTTGCTCAAGATGATATAAGCATTATTGACAATTTTCACATTATAATCAAGTATGAGTCTTTGACAGATTCACCGCTTGAAACCATAACAAAGGTGGCAGAGAAAATGTCACTTGACATAATTGAAACCAGGTACAAGAGCAATGTCACCGACATGCCATACAGGAAGTATGTGGCATCTAGCAAGAACCTAAAAGATTATGAAAGAATAAGGAAGATAATAGAGCAACAGGACCTCACAAGGACATATGAAATTTACAATAAGTTCTTAGAGAAGGCTATATAAATTATGATACAATTGCCAAATGCACAAATTGGAATCTTCATATACTAAGTTTATGGGCTACAGAGTAGCCTGCAATGGGTGTGACCAACTATATTTTAAGCCTAATGATGAGCCATTTGTCTGCACTACCTGCTCTGAGGGTTAATGGTATAATAGTTATATGGCATACATGATAAATAATAAGTCCGTTGGAAATGATCCTTTGTCAATCGAAAGAACTGAGGCATATCATAAATTTTTAAATAGATTAGGCAACTCCAAAGATAATATTATAACCATTCCTAACTTCTTAACACAAGAAGAAATATCCTATCTTATGGACGGCCTAGAAGAAAGACACTCACATCGTTTTGTTTCTCAAAAAGGTCCTAACGGAGAGCCATTAACTTACATGCATAAGTATGATGGTCTGCCTGATATCTACAATATTATAAGTAGAGTTAAAAATGAAATAATAAAGGCATACAAAATAGAAGATATCAAAATAGTAGAAAAAGAAGACTTCCTAGGTGTTGTTCACTGGGAGACTGGATCTTACTTAAATGTTCATGTAGACGATCTTGGTTATGTAACAGAAAACCATTTGCCAATTATTATTTATTTAAATGATAACTATGAGGGTGGAGAGATTAAGTTTGAAACACATGATCTTTCTATTAAGCCTAATACTGGTGATTTAGTTGTATTCCCTGGAAATATGCATTATGCTCATGAGGTTACAAAAGTTTTATCTGGCGATAGATACACATTACCTATTTGGTTTACGGTAGTTGAGTAATGACAGAACCTACAAAAAAAAGAAAACTACTAGATGGTTCTGAAGTTAATGATTATGACTATCCAATTGATCTAATCTTGCATACAAAAGCACCAGCCAAATGGAAGTTGATTGACCTTGAAACAGGCCAAGAGTATCTTGGCTCAGACATATCACATGAAAATTTTGCAGAACTATTAAGAAGCAAGGTATCTTATTCAAAAATAGGTTCTTGGTTTAAGACTAAAGGAAGAGTGACTAATAATGGAAAATAAGAATAAGCCTATAACATTTCACTGGATGTGGAGAAGACACTGGCAGATAAATGACAGCATTGAAAACCTAGACCTTAAGGGAATTCTTGGTATGGCACAAGAACTAGATAATGCTAATGTAAAGTCTGTATTGCTTCCATATGGACCAGGAGGTATTGATTTTTCATTAGTAATAAAAGAGGCATTAGAAAAAACAAATCAACTAATAATGACAATCGCTTTACCAGCATATGGCGTAAGCCCAGATTATGCTGCAAAGATTCTTGAAACCTTAAATCGTTTTGCTCCTGGAAGAATTGGTGTAAACATGGTTGCTGGAAGATGGGGAGACGAAGGCAATGGTCATTCTGAAAAGTTGGTAATCGATCACTATATGCACGATCCTTCATTGATTGACACCCTTGAAAAAAGAGTTGCCATATCTGAAGTTTGGATGGACAAGGTAATGGCTTTAATGGAAAACCATCAGCACAAAACACA